GACCAAGCTAATAGATACAAAATTCAAGACTTATCTGGAGACTACACTAAACAGTACAATGATAATTGGAAAGAAACAATAAATGCTGTTCGTGGTGATGCTGTTAGTAAGAAAATAAATGCTGCTAATCCACAAATTCCACAAGTTAATACTAAAGAAGAAGCATTAGCATTGCCTAAAGGTACAATTTTTAAAGATGCTGATGGTAAAACAAGGAGAAGATAGTGGCAGAAGATTTTTCACAATTTCCAGAAGTTGAAGATTTCTCACAATTTCCAGAAGTAACTGAAGAAAAAACTTTATCTGGGTTTGGTGAAAACCTTGCAACTGATGCAGCAAATTTAGGTGGGGCTGTTGTTGATATGGTTGCATCTCCACTTGATACAGCAGGTGCTGTTACTGATTTAGCTGTTACAGGAGCTACAAACTTACTTCCTGAATCTGTTGTTGATGATTTGTATTCTTATGAAAATGACCCAAGCTCAATGCAATACAAGTTAAATGAATTTTTAAAAAGTAATAAGATTACAGAGTTTTTAGCTACGCAACCTAGAGAAAGCTATGAACAAATGGGTGAGGTTATAGCTGAAGATGTTAAGTCTTTAATAGACGACCCTGTAGGTAGAGCTTATAAAAAACCATTAACTTCTTTATTAGAAGTAACTGGATTAGGTAGAGTTGGAACTACTGTAGCCAAAACTGGTAAGTTTGGAAACACAGCAGCTAATGTTGGAAGTAAAGTAGATAAAGCATTAAATTATGTAGACCCAGTATCAGGAGCGGCAGGTCTTATTGGGAAAGGAGCTGATTTTGTAAAAGATTCTCAAATGGTAAAGTATTCTCAAAACATTATTAAAAACAAAGGCACAGAATTAGGAACAAAGTATGGTTTTAAAATATTACCATCTACATTAAAAGATAGTGGTGGCAATTTAATTAGTAGAGTAGGTGAAAAATTAGCAGGTGAAAAAAGAACATCAGGTGGAGTTATTGATTTTAATGTAAAACACGCAGATAAGCTATTAAGAAAACACGCAGGTGTTACTGAATCTACAGCTTTAGGAAAAGTATATGATACTTTAGCTAAAAAGTCTAAACCATTCTATGATGACATTGCAAAATTACAAGGAAAAACTAAACGAGTTCGTAATAACAAAGTTGTTATCAGTAATGTAAAACAAAAACAAAGAGGAGCTCCAGATAGAACTGTTCAAAGACAAGAAACAATAGAAGGTACAAAAACAGTTCAAGATATACAATCAGGTCAAGGCATTTTAAACAAAATAGAAAGCCAGAAGAAGCTTAACAAAAAAGCATATAAAGACTCAAGAAAAGAAAGCTCTAAAGTAACTCAAGAAGTGCTAGATGAAAATGCAGCTAAACTAGATAATCTTCATAATGAGTTAGATAGAACTATTGCTTATAACAAGTCACTTGCAGAGCAAAGAGGAGCTTCTGCTAAAGAGCTTGAAAAGTTTGACTCTATGGCAAGCAATCTTAAAAAAGCTAGAAAAAATTATGCTATAGGTCACAGTATAGAAAATGCACTAAACCCAGATGGAACAATTAATCTTAAAAAGTATGCAAATGCAAACAGAAATAATGCAGCCGTTACAGGTCAAGCTAGAGCAGTTATAGATTTTTATGATACAAACCCAACACTGTTTAAACAAACAGGAAAGCCATTAAGCTCTGCTGAATATCTTATGAATAATCCATATGCCAAAGCTGGTATTGCAGGTGGTGCTGCTGCTACTCTTTCTCTTGGTTTAGCTCCTATTGTTGGTGGTTCAGTATTAGCTGCTGATTTAGTTGTTCCCTCTATATTAAGGTCTAATATTGTTCAAAAAGGATTACTTAATAAACCTAGAGGAAGTGATGTTTTAAATTTGTTGAGTAATAAAAAAGCATTAAGAACAGGAGTTCTTACACCTAGCTTATTAGATTCTTCTAATATGGAATACTTACCAGAGTTACAATATATGCAAGGAAATCAATAATGCCTGAAATTAACCCACAAGAATTTGGAAGAATGAAAGAGCAGATAGAGCAATTACAGAAAACCCAAGATGAACTTGCAAAAGATATGAAAGCAATGTTAGCACTAGCTAATAAATCTAAAGGTGGGTTCTGGGCAGGTATGGCAATCGCTGCGTTTATATCATCATTAGTTACTATACTGTTTAAACAATGGATAAACTAAAAAAAATATTATTTAAACCTATTGTTATTGGATTAGGTTTATTAGCCGTACTACCTATTACACCTGTTGCACTTTGTTTACTATATGGATGGATTGACTAATGATACAAGCACTATTACCTTTAATTGGAAATGTTATTGATAAAGTAGTTCCTGATAAGAACGCTAACGCAAAAGCAAAGAGAGAGATAGAGAAGTCTCTTACTGATAACGCTAACAAAATATTACTATCACAAACAGAAATAAATAAAGTAGAAGCAGCTCATCAAAATTTATTTGTTGCTGGATGGAGACCTGCTATTGGATGGTCATGTGCATTAGGAGTCTTTTGGTTATTTATTGGTCATCCTTTGGCTACATGGATAGACCATTTAGATGGAACAGCACAAACATTACCAACCATAGATTCAGAGATATTACTTGAGCTTGTATTTGCTATGCTTGGAATTGCAGGATTAAGGACACTGGAAAAGATAAAAGGTCTAACTAAATGATAAAAGCATCTCCTAATTTTAGTATAGAAGAATTAACTTTTAGCGAGACAGCAACAAGAAAAGATATAGATAACACACCATCTGACGAGGTGTTAGATAATCTATTAATAACAGCATGGAGCATGGAAAATGTTAGAGAACTACTTAATAATAATCCTATACTTATTAGCAGTGGCTATCGTTGTTTGGAGCTTAATACATTACTCGGTTCTAAACCAACTTCGGCTCACATTAAAGGGTTGGCTGTTGACTTTACTTGCCCAAAGTTCGGTGACCCTCATGACATTGTGGATGCTATTTTTAAGTCTGATATTCAGTATGACCAGATTATTTTGGAGTTTGATAAATGGGTTCATTTGGCTTTTCCAGAGAATGGAAAGAGTGCTAGGAAAAAAGCGTTAATCATTAACAAGAAAGGAACAATGATATACTCTCAATAATGGATATATTACTTATAGCCAAGCACATGATGGACAAAACAATAGATGATATTGATATTGTTTATGGTGAAAACACAATGACTATATTTTTAGATGATGGCTCTAGTGTTGAACTGATTGTTGATTCTATACATTTAAACACAACAGAATATGACTCGTAAACAAAAAAACCTATTAAATACATTAGCATCTTTAGCAACAGTTATTTTAATATTGTTGTTAATATACTTCATATTCTTACTATTTCTTGTTTAAACGCTATGTTTTGGCTTCGCCAGAGGCTCGTGGTGAGCTTTAAATAGATTAGTTAAGGGGTAGCCCTACCTGTTTTAAGTCTTGTATACTACTTATTTTTAACAAGTCTTTATTCTCTATCTCATACAAATCTGATTTAGATTTAAATGATGTCCCATCAAATCTGTTTCTTAATTCTCCTTCTTTATATAGCTTTGCTTTTTTCTTAAAGCTTTCTTTATCTATCCATCCACATACAGTTAAAACATAATCTTTTTTATGGTAACTACAAAACAAATAAGCATCTACATCATACTTTAATTGTGAAGCAACTAAATTGTTTATATAGTTTGACTTTGGGTAAACTTTTCTTCCCATTGTTTTAATATCAATAGTAGTGTTATTTATATTTATATCAACACCACCATCAAATCCATTAGTAGTCATAAAAGGTAAATCTAAAGCATCACATATTATGTTTTGTCCTAATATTCCTGTTAATTGCTGTTCTATACTCCCATCAGCATGACCTCTAACACCTATGTTGTTTTCTTGACTAAACTTTAAAGAATGTTTAAACACTTCTTTATTTAATTTTAAGTTAAGCATATATCTTTCTACCAGCGATAGTTAAAAGATTGTCTATAGCTAACTCCAAATCTCTTTCGTAATACATAGGCTTGTTTCCCCCAAGAAATCTATAGTTAATGGCTTGTTTTTGTTGCTTTGGTAAGTCGTCTATAATAGAATCCACAATCTTTACATTGTCCATATCAGATTCAGATACCATATCCTCAAACACTTCAGAAGTAGACTCACCTCCTGTTGAAAAATAAGATGTTTTGTTAGGATAACCTAACCTATGGCTATCTTTTTTCATCCACCTTGCCCAATCTTCTAATATGTTCATGAGCCGAGCTATTCTCATTTCTTGCTTAACCCACCCAGTATTGTTCCCCAGTTACTTGCTTTTCTTGTTTGCTGTGGTGTCATAGCTTTGGGCATTGAAAATCCATAATCTTTACTTAATCTATCTAATGCTCCTGCATGAACTCCTGCATAATCTGCTATTCTTTTTCTACTGGCATCAGGATTCTTTGCTATAAACTCTTTTGCTCTTTTACCAAACTCATCATACTTTTCTTTTGTGTATTTCATTACGATATATCCACCTCTCTACATACCCATTTGTTATTTTTCTTATGCCACCCTTGAACAAGTAGCACCCAATTTGCTTCTCTTAAATGATAGATAGCATCACTATCTTCCATCTTCTTTACCCTTGCACTAATGTTGCTATAGCTAGTGACTTGGATTCCTACTGTGTTGCCTTTAATATCTACTGCTAGTAAATCTATTATCCCAAACAAGTCTTGCCGTATCTTGGCAAATGCGTTCCATCTCTCTACGATAGCGACTAAAGGGTAATCACCACTATCCCGTAGCTTCTTCAGAGTCCTTTGCGTTGGGCTTATCGCCATCTTTTTTATCCTCCTCTCTGACAACATTGCCTTTAAATATTCTATTCCATGCTTCTTCTAATTCTTCGTCTGTTATATCTTGCTTTCTTCTACCACTACCCTTACCCATCACAATTTCTCCTTACTTTACATACTTTATGTTTATCATAATATCTTACGCTGTTGTTTTTCATGTCTATGTTTTTAATTTGTGTATCTTTTGGTAGGTGTATATATTCTTTTTGTAAACATTTGTATTCCATTTCAACTTTGTTTGGGTCTGGATAGTGCAAGTCTACATATAAAACAGCTTCTTGACAGCTATTGAACGACCCAACATATTGCCAATCTGTTAAAGGTTCTGGTGCTAAATTGATTATCATTACAAATGCAAACTCAATCATGATTTACTCCTTAAAGTTTCCTTTAGTTATAATCCTTCCTGTTAGTTCATGTGCAATATTAAAATCTTTTTTATTGTAAGTCATTGTAAATTTATATCCATCATATATAAATTGATGTTCTTTCCATTCATCTTTATTCTTTTTCAGTGCTTCTTTTCCCTTCGCCATCTTCCTCACTCCAATATACATTAACTATCGTTTCACACTTTGGGCAACTATACTGACTCCATATTAAATATTTACTATCCATATCATCATCATTGTCCCAATCATTTCCCCATATCATTTTTACATTTTTACATTTAGGACAACTGATATTCATTTCTTCTCCTTACAAAAACCTGATGAATTAAACTCTCCCATTTCTGTGTTTAAACAACACCACCATTTTCCATCTGAATATATTTTTGCTTTCTTTTTACATGAATGGCAAACAGGATTACTTGGTATTTTTATCGGTTTTACAAATGCCATGATTTTCCTTTATGTCATACCAATTAAACGAACAATACCATTTCTTATCACTATCCATGAACATAGCATCACGACCACATTTATGGCAAACAAACTTATCGCCATATAAAAATACTTCTTGTTTATTAGTCTTCGTCATGCAATTCGTCATCAATCCATTCATCTTGCTTGGCTTTAACTTCTAAAAGTTTTAGTTCTGTTTGATGAACTTTAATCATTTGTTCAAGATACCATATTGCTTTCTTACAGTCATCTATCTTGTCAGTTAATTTTTCTGACTTCAAACCCTCTCTGCTAATATACTTGAGAGCATTACCTTTGATGTAGCCATAGAACTCATCTTTGCTCATCTTGGCTTGCATATATTCTATTGTTTCTATACCCCCTTTCTTGTAATGGTCAGGGTTTATCGTATCACTCATTTCTACTCCTTATAATCATTAGTATAAACTAATACATTGTTCACTCTGTTTAAACTTACTTTTCAATTAAAATAAAGCCTTGATTAACCAACAAGGAACTTAATTATGTGGACAAAACCATCAGCTACTGAAATGAGATTTGGCTTTGAAGTAACAATGTATGTAATGAACAAATAAAAAAAGGGGGCGTTTAGCCCCCAATCCCCCTAGTTAAAACGGCACATCTTCTGACACTTGGTCAAAACTTTCTTTAGCTTGTGGAGAAGTTGTATTATTATTACCCTCATCTTTAAAGAACACTTTAGTGTTACCTAGTATAGCCCCTCTCGTTCCAGCTTCTCTTTCTTCTGCTGTTACTGATTGAGTAACCATACCATTGTTATCATATTGGTCTTTCTCATCTAAATTAACAAATGCGGTTATGTTTAAATAAGTGCCTTTCTTACCATCAATAAGTTTAGCCTTATCAATCTTTGTTACATCTATACTTGCTGAAATTCCTACTGTTGCCATTAGTTATTCTCCTTAATAAATTTAACTGAATCCATGACCTCTACTGCAAACTCATGAATATCTCTTTCTAGACGACCTATTAAATCATCATCTCTTTCTACTCTTTTGATAAAGAGCTTATAGTCATCAGGGAAGTCAGGGTGATAACAAACAAAGTCACACCACTTCCTACCTGTGCAAGCCATCTGCCACATCATTTGATGAATATATCTTTTTGGAATTACTGCGTTCTGCAATATCTCCGTATGTGTTGTTGCTTGGGGACATTTAATTTCTATTAAGCCCTCATCTCCTACCATTCCATCAGGACTAGCCCCTGACATCATGACTGTTGGGTGGTCTACAAAACCTTCCTCTTTAACATCTACATCTTTAAGTAGCCCTAGCTTTGCTATATAAGCGTTTCTAGCCTCATCTTCATACTCCACACCATGTCGCATTGCCTCATTCATAAATATCTTTACAGGCTTTCCTGTCAGTTGCTCGGTAATGAGTTGTGTTCTATACTTTCTTTTGTATTGGCTCTCACCATTCTTAACTTTAACAATCACATTATCTACATTACTAGCAGTGACCTTACCGACCCTTGCTTGAAACCACTCTGGCGACCTTTGTTCCATGTTTAAACATCCTTTTTAATTTTTTCTATAAATGGCATACATAACTTTCTGTCTGCCTCGTTTAAACCATTAAAATATTGTCTAGCCGTAGCTACACCTTGCTCTTTATATATGTTCTCTATGCGTTCTAGAACATCTCCCTCTGGTAAATCCTCACCTTGATAGATATATAAGCCAATACCATGTAATGATATAGCTTTTGCTAAACATCTTTGCATAGCAGTATTAAGTTGCATAGCATTAGGATTCTTAATAGCTTGGTTCTTAAAATCTATTACAGGTAATTGTGCAGTGACATTCTTACCAAATGCCTGAACTGTGCAGAACACCATCATACTGCCATCAGGTAATGTCATAGGGTCTGCATAACCCCATGTTGCTGATTCATCATGTTGCAATAAAGTATCTACTGCCCATGCCCATGATAGGTAGGTAAACTTGCCTTTTTTCTCTGTATATTTACTAACATCTATCTTTCTTAACTCTGCGTATTTACTCATGACTTACCCCCAAATATTTCATTTATAATTTGTTGTTTGTAGGCAAGTTGAGACATCTGTTCCATCTCTTGATAGTCTTTAGCCATTTCTTGTTGTAATTGGTCTTGTGATTCTACTTGCTGAACTGCAAGTGCTAATTCTGTTGATTTACTCATGGTATTTCTCCTTTCTTGTTAAAAGTTAATATACTTTACTACTGTTAATTTTGTTTGTCAAACTCTTATTTACTTTATCCCAATTTTTAGATTTATAAACTTTTCCATCTCTACTTATTGCTTTATATTCAACATCTTTAAAACTTTGTTTAAACGCTTTAATAAACTCATTAGCAGTTAGCATGGTCTCTCCGAAAATCTCTGTTTAAACTTGTTAAACCAAAAAGAAAATGTCCCCTCAAACGGATGATTTCTTTGTTTCTGAACCATCAAGTATGAAGTGCAAGGGTTATCACCTTCCTCTAATTCCCCTAACATTTTTGCCTGTTCTACATCCTTTCTCCTATGCAAACAGATAATATTGTCTGTTAGGTTTCTGATATGGCTACTCCCTAAAATATGTGAAGCGTCAGGTATCACTGTTTCATCTGCTAATTTTTTAGTATGAGCAACCAAAAACACATGAATGTTAAGGTCTCTAGCAAGGCAACTAATTTTATTAATAAATTTTTTCTGACTTGCATAATCATCTTCTGCAATGCTATCTACTTTCATTAGACTGTCTATAACAAAGACATCACAATCATGAACATTTTTTCCAAAGTGTAGACTTGCAACTAAATCATCTTCAGATGTTGTTCCTTGTGCATTAAATAACCACAATTTATTTTTATACTTTTCACAAAATTCCTCAATATGTTGGTCATTAGCTTCTCTGATTCCTGTCTGTTGAATCATTTTTGCTATCTGTATAACAGGTCTCATCTCCATACTTGCTACTAAAACATTTGTATAGGTCATTAAGTTAAGTAATACCTGTGATAGAAAAGTAGTTTTTCCTGAACCACTACTGCCTGTCAAAATTGTTACTTCCCCTCGCCTTACTAAAAAATTACTATCCTCATCAGTTTTTTGAAAGCCTAAAGAAAACCCAGAATTTTTCTCATTACGATAATAGTTTTTTACATCATTTACTAAATCATCAGTCGTTTTTACTTTAAAATCTGTTTCTTCTTCATAAAAACCACCCTCTTGCAAAGTTTTTCTGTTAATAGTCAACTGCTCTACAATGCTACCGACATCAGTTTTCATAAAGCACCTCTGATTTGCGTTGGTGATTTAGGATTATCATTCCACCTTTCTTGATTAATGATAACTTCAGGGCTAGGGTTAAAACCCTCTATCCACTCTCTTGTTTTTTTCATAGTAGCAGTCCAAGAAATAATTTTTTTAGAAATGTCATCTAGTTTTTTTGATTTCCATTTTTCTAAACAACCTTTCTTATTTACTTTTCTTTTTTCAGGTAATGCTTCCCACCATTTTTCAAAATCATTAGCAGTGCCTTTTACTACTTCAGATTTTAAAACAGTCAGCATTGATTCTTTTTTTAAGTCTTGCTCTGTTACTTCATAGAACCAATTTTTTGCGTTTAAACTAGCGTATATTTTTTCTAGTTTTTTCTCATCTTGTCTTAAACGAAAAGCACAAGATTTTAGGTCAGGCAATACACCATTAAACTGCGAGGCTAAATCCCAAGCCTCTCTTAAAAACAGTCTTTCTGTTTCTGACAATTCCATGTAAGTCACATCATTTAAAATATCGCCACCATACATTTTATACCAACTCATTTTATTTTTATGTTTGTAATGTTGGAACTTGTCCCAATTTTTTATTTTAAACATTATTTTTCCTTTTTATGTTTAAACAGATTTAGTTAAATACTCCTTAATTTCATACTGTCTTAATTTTGGAATCTGTTTGTTAATAAACCATTTTGAAACTGCCTGTCTACTAATTTGTAATTTGTCTGCAATGTCAGATTGATTTCTAAAATTTTCTAGCAGATATTCAAATGTAATTTTTTCCATTTATTACTCCTTGTTAATTGATTGAGATGTCATCTTATGCTGAACAAAAAAGATTGTCAAGTAAAGTCTGAAATATAAACATCATCATCACCCATATATATATTCTTTTCTAATCTTATCTTATCTGTTATATACATTGTCTAGAGGTTGTCTAGAGCCTCTCTAGAGTTTGT